CTCGATGACGCGCAGCTCGCCAAGAAACGCCATCTGGCGGCCAAGCTTCTGATCCCGCCCGGCAAGTCAGGTCAGGATTCACGCGTGCTCGATATCGGCTGTGGCTGGGGCGGCCTCGGGCTTTATCTCGCCGACCTCGCCGGCGCCAAGGTCACCGGCATCACATTGTCAAGGGAGCAGTTCGGCATCGCCAATTCGCGCGCCGCCGAGCGCGGCTTGAGCGAGCGCGCCGAATTCCGGCTGATGGACTATCGCGACCTCAAGGAATATTTCGACCGCATCGTCTCGGTCGGCATGTTCGAGCACGTCGGCGTCAACCATTACGACACTTTTTTCCGCACCTGCGCCGAGCTGCTTGACGACAATGGCGTGATGGTGCTGCATTCGATCGGGCGATCGGAAGGTCCCGGCATCACCAATCCCTGGATCGCCAAATACATTTTTCCCGGCGGCTACATCCCCGCGCTGTCGGAAGTGCTGCCAGTGATCGAGCGCAACAAGCTGCTGGTCACTGACATCGAAATCCAGCGCTTGCATTACGCCGAGACGCTCAAGCACTGGCGCGAGCGTTTCCTCGCCCATCGCGACGAGGTCGAGCGCATCTACGACCAGCGCTTCGTGCGAATGTGGGAGTTCTATCTGGCGTCGTCGGAAATGTCGTTCCGCGAGCAGGACATGATGGTATTCCAAATCCAGATCACCAAACGCCAGGGCGTGGTGCCGATGACGCGCGACTATATCGGGCGTGAGGAGCAGCGCCTGCGCGGGCTGGAAGGCGAGCGCCACCCGCCGCTGCGACTGGCCGGCGAGTAGCGCCGGGCCGTCCGTCAAGGCCAAAGCCAAATTTCCCCACCACTGTTTTGCATGTGAATTGCGGGGCAACTGCAGATGCCGCGCCACGCCGCGCGAAACACCGTGCTATGCCACAATTTAAAGCTAACCAAAGTCATCCATGACCCCAGCTGATTCGACTGCTCTCAAGCAGGTTGACGACACCGCTGCGACCTTCCGTTCCGCCCCGCACAATATCGAGGCGGAACAGGCGTTATTGGGCGCGATCCTGGTCAACAACGAAGCGTTTTACCGGGTCTCGGACTTTCTCGAGCCGCGGCATTTTTTCGAGCCGATCCACCAGAAGATTTACGAGCTGTCGCGCGATCTGATCCGCGCCGGCAAGATTGCGACGCCGGTCACGCTCAAGACTTTTCTCGACGCCAATGTCGATATCGGCGGCATTACCGTCAGCCAATATCTGGCCCGACTCGCCGCCGAAGCGACCACCATCATCAACGCCGAAGATTATGGCCGCACCATTTACGATCTCGCGGTGCGCCGCCAGCTCATCATCGTCGGCGAAGAGATGGTCAATGTTGCCTTCGACGCGCCGGTCGATCTCTCCCCGCGTGACCAGATCGAGGAGGCTGAACGCCGGCTCTACGAACTCGCCGAGACCGGGCGCTATGACGGCGGCTTCCAGCGTTTCGCCAACGCGCTCACCACCGCGGTCGACATGGCCGCCAAAGCATTTCAGCGCGACGGAAAATTGTCCGGGATCGCCACCGGGCTCGACGACCTCGACCGCATCATGGGTGGATTGCAGCAATCCGATTTGCTGATCCTCGCCGGCCGCCCCGGCATGGGCAAGACCGCGCTCGCCACCAACATTGCCTACAACGTCGCCAAGGCCTGGCGCGGCGAGGTGCGGGCCGATGGTCATACCGAAACCGCCAATGGCGGCATCGTCGGGTTCTTCTCGCTGGAAATGTCGGCCGAGCAGCTCGCCACCCGCATCATTGCCGAACAGACCGGCATCCCCTCGAACCAGATCAGGCGTGGCGGCATTACCGAAGCCGATTTCGAGAAGATCAAGGATCATTCGATCGAACTGCAGGGTCTGCCTTTGTACGTCGATGAAACCGGCGGCTTGTCGATCGCACAACTCGCGGCGCGGGCGCGGCGGCTCAAGCGCCAGCGCGGCCTCGATCTCATGGTGATCGACTATCTCCAGTTGCTGCAGGGCTCGACGCGGCGCAGTTCAGAAAACCGCGTGCAGGAAATCACCGAAATCACCACCAAGCTCAAGGCGCTGGCCAAAGAGCTCAACATACCGATCCTGGCGCTGTCGCAATTGTCGCGTCAGGTCGAAAGTCGCGACGACAAGCGGCCACAGCTCTCGGACCTGCGTGAATCCGGATCGATTGAGCAAGATGCCGACGTCGTGATGTTCGTCTATCGCGAGGAATATTATCACCTGATGCGCAAGCCGCTGGAATCCAATCGCGAGAAATTCGCGGAATGGCTGGCCGAAAGCGACCAGGTGCACGGCAAGGCCGAGATCATCCTCGGCAAGCAACGCCACGGCCCGACCGGCACCGTCGAATTGCAGTTCGACGCGCAGGTCACGCGGTTCTCCTCGCTGGCGCGCACCGCGCGGGTGCCCGACCGGATCTGACGCCCCCGCATGGACGGCTCGCGTCGGGACGGCTATGACCAAGCCTATGGCTGCGCGCAAACCAGAGCTTGTGCCCGAAGCGGACGCCGAGCCGGCGACAACCGGCGACACGACGGCGACCGTAGGCCCGCCTGAAGCCGAAGCCGGCGGCACGCTCACGATCGGCCTCGGCGCCATCGAGGCCAACTGGCGTGCGCTGTCGCGCCGCGCTCTGCCGTCGGAATGCTCGGCAGTCATCAAGGCCGATGGCTATGGCTGCGGCATCGAACCGGTTGCCACCACGCTGACGCATGCCGGCTGCAACACCTTCTTCGTCGCGGATCTCCATGAAGCCAGGCGCGTGCGTGCCGTCGCTCGCGAAGCAACGATCTATGTGCTCAATGGCCTGATGCCGGGCACCGCTTCGGTCTACGCCGATATTCACGCCCGCCCCGTCATCGGCAGCCTCGCTGAACTGGCAGAATGGGACGCCTTCGCCTCCGCCCAGGAATGGCGCGGCGGCGCCGCGCTCCATGTCGATACCGGAATGAACAGGCTCGGAATCTCGGCTGGCGAAGCCGCAGCGGTCGCCTCGCGCATCCGAGCGGAAAATCACGGCATCACCTTGCTGATGAGCCATCTCGCCTGTTCGGAACTGCCGGAACACCCGCTCAACAACCGGCAGATCAAATTATTCCGCGAGGTGCGCATCCTTTATCGAGGCATCGCCTCCTCGCTCGCCAACTCGTCGGGGATTTTTCTCGGACAGGCGGCGCACTGCGACATGGTGCGGCCGGGCGCGGCGCTGTTCGGCGTCAATCCAACGCCGGGGCGCAGCAACCCGATGCGCGCAGCGGTCGAACTGTGCGGTCGCATCGTGCAGGTGCGAACCGTGACCCGCGGCGAAACGGTCGGCTACGACGCCGGCTGGACCGCCAAGCGCGCGATGAAGCTGGCCGTCGTCGCGGTCGGCTATGCGGACGGCTATTTGCGCGCCGCCGGCACATCGGACGAAAAATCCGGCGCCGACGCCATCATAGGCGGCAAGCGCTGTCCGCTGGCGGGCCGGGTCTCGATGGACCTGCTCACGGTCGATGTCACCGACCTGCCCGATGGCGCGCCCAGGCGCGGCGAAATGGCGACCCTGATCGGCGACGAGATCACGGTCGATGACCTCGCCATCGCCGGCAACACAATTGGCTATGAGGTACTGACCAGCCTGGGGCGGCGCTACCACCGGGTCTATCGCTCTGGTTGACGGCCGAGCGGTTGCCGAAATCCCCTTGAAATAAAGTAATTTTAAACGGAATGGTACGCTTTTGGACTTATAAAGGTAAGGAACTCTGACCCGTCGCAATCCGAGTTCCTACCTTGGTGGGGGTGATAAAGTCCCGTTTTTCCTCAAGAATTTGCTTCACGGTCAGTAGTTGCATCCGGTCATATTTCACGTTCCCGTACTTGAACTGTCCGGCGCTGGCGGCTTCCTCGCGCATGGCCTTGGTAGGCTCTTGCAAGCATAGGAACCCTGCCAGTTCGGTATCGGCCTCACGTTCTAGGACGCCCCGTAAGTCGCGCAAATCGGTTGGCCTGATCTTACCGCCCTTCACTGACAGCACCATCGATTTGAGACCTTCCTTTGTCTCAAAATACATACGCCCGTCGATGCCTTTGTCAGCGACCTTCTTTAGCATCGGGAAGCCGCCGATCCGCTCGACGAGCCAATGCTGAAATTGGAATGGCGATTCTTTGAAAAGCTCGTGTGCTTGTTCGACGCTCACCGGGATTCCGCTAACATCGAAATGCTTGCCTTCAACAAGACGGAATTGTTCGCCAGCAAAATCGCCAGCGAGAGTTTCCCGAACTAATTTGATGGATAGAATGGCAATGTCGCAGCCAATCCATTTGCGCTCATTCTTCACTGCCGCATAGATCGTAGTCCCGCATCCACAAAACGGATCGAAAACCACGTCGCCCTTATTCGTGGATGCTTGGATAATCCGATTGAGCAGCGCGATAGGTTTTTGCGTCGGGTAGCCGAGGCGTTCATTAGATTGAGATGAAATTGGGCCAATGTCGGTGATGATGTCTTGAACGGGGTTGCCTTCGCCAATACTCAAATATCGTTTGTAGCGCGGAACTTTGCCATGCGGGGGCCACACTACGATTCCCGCTGCTTCTAAAACGTCGAGCCGTTCCTGCACGGTCATTTCAGGATAGCCGGACGGATGTGCAAACCATTCCGGGAGAGCGCGATCAGGCGGCAATTCCCAATGTCGGCCCTTGTCAGTTGGGTCAACGTTTTTCCACGGTTTGCCTGAGCTTCCAGTCCGCGTTCCTGGGCCGTCTAGGCTTACGAGCTGGAATAGGCCGTGGTCATCTTCTGCTTTATAGGCGCTGTCGATGTATGATTGATCGTACTTTTCAAACGTTCGATTCCAAGTGAAGTTGTCTGACACGGTGTAGAACAAAATCGTATCGTGGATCGGCCCCCAACGCTTTGCCCTTCCATGCGCGCCCGTCCGCTTCCAGATGATTTCATTCTGAAAATGTTTGTGCCCGAAAATGCCGTCCATCATCACTTTGATGTAGTGGCTCGCGGTCGGATCGCAGTGCAGATAGATCGAGCCAGTTGGCCTCAAAATGCTTTTCATGTGCAGCAACCGCTGCACCATATAGATCAGATAGGCGAGCAAGTGCGGCTGAGTGTGGCGAAGCGCGTTGATCCAAAGCCGCCAAAATTCGACGTAGTAATCTTCGACGCCATGCTCGCGCATCAGTACCGGCATTTTTTTCGCGAGTTCTTCTTTCTCCGCGTCCATTTCCCAAGTGTCGCAAAACGCATCGACCTGCTCTGGCACCGGGAGGCCCGTCAGCGTTTTGTACATTAGGTTGTAGTTTTTTTTCGAATTGAACGGCGGATCGAGATAGATCAGATCAACGCAATACTTTGGCATCCGCCGCATGATCGTGAGATTGTCACCGTAGTAGAGGTGATTTTCAGTGGCGACTATCTTTTTCTTGTCGGCCCTCATGCACCGACCATCGTTGCGACCATTCCGCCGAACGTGTCGGTCTGTCCGCGCTTATTGAACTTGTAGCAAGCCTCGGAGATATACAGCGGCATGTATTTGCGGCTGTAATGATGGTGCGAGCCGTACCAGGCGCGCTTTACCAGTGACCAGAAGCCTTCAATCGAATTAGTGTGGACATAGCCATCAGCGTAAGCGATTTCGTGATTGATCGTCGCGTGACGCATCATCTTCGCCATTCCGCGATAGCCGCCATATTCGTCGGTGATGAGCAGAGACGCAGCGGTATCGACTGCCTTTGCAATGAACTTGGAAAGTCCCTTGTGGGACAACTCACCACGCTTTGCTGGCCTTGCGATCACGCGACCCCCGCGCTCGATCACACCGATCACCGGCACCTTTTTCGTGCCACGCCCACGCTTGTTCGGCTTGTCATCGTCGCGCTTATTGCCCTTGCGCGGCTTACCACCGATGTAGGTTTCATCGGCCTCAACGATTCCATGCAATAGCGTATTCTGTGCCGGGTCGGAAGCCATCGCGGCCCTAATTCGGTGCGTCATGCTCCATACGGTCGGACGGCGCATACCGATGTCGCGGGCGATCTGGTAGGCGCTGGCTGACTTTTTGGCGTTCAGCATCAGCCCAAGGACCAAAAACCAGTTTTTGAGCGGAATATGGGTGCCGTGGAAGATTGTGCCGACTGTCACCGCGAAGGCCCGGTGGCACTCTTGGCACTGCCATCGCTGCTCGGCCCGATCACCGCTGGCGTGTCGGTAGACCCGCTCATCGCCGCAATAGGGGCATACCGGACGGCCTTTCCAGCGTACTTTTTCGAGGTATTCTAGGGCTTGTTCTTG